ATGCACCCTGCTTGCATACCTGAAGATTGATGCCGTCGAGGACCGCCTCGATGAGGTCGCTCCAGACTGGTCATGCGATTACAAGCAGGGGCCTACGGGTGGGTTGCTATGCGGCATCACCATCCTTGGGGTCACCCGTTGGGATGGGAGTGAGAACACCCAGATTGAGGCCGTGAAGGGCGGCCTGTCGGATGCGTTCAAGCGTGCGGCACGGCGATGGGGAGTTGGTCGATACCTCTGGCGTCTTGGCACGCAGTGGCATGAGACCATCGACCATCGCTCTGCATTGCATGACGGCGTGAGCTATGAGAAGCTCAAGCTTGGCAACAAGTGGGGATGGGTTAGGACCCCTGACCTGCCTGCATGGGCTCTTCCTGAGCCACCGAAGGACCTGGATTGGGATGCGGAGAGCAAGCGATTTTGCGCCGAGCTTACCGACATGGGTCGCACATACGGTGACGTGGCGGAGTTCTGCCAAGCCATGGGTCGGGTTCGCCCTTCCCGCATGACAAGTCAGCAGCGCAGCGCGCTGATGAATTACCTCGCATCTCCCGAAGGGGCTGGTGCAATTAACGACTGGCTCGCCAGTTAGGAGAAATCACATGGGATTTACCACAGGAAAGCATACATCTGGACCCCGCGAAACGGAGTCCCAACATCAACCCCCTGTCCCGGAGGGCAAGTACAGCGTACGCATAGTGGATGCGAAGTACTCTGCCGTGAAGTCGGGCAAACAGATTGACGAGGCGGCTGTCGCATGGCTCGTGTCTCAGGGCTGCCCAGACGCATGCGCTGGACGCGTGCGTAATGGGGATACGGCCAAGAACCTGTTCGTCACGATGGAGGTTGTGGGTGGCACGCATGCCGGTCACAAGATTCGCGAGTGGCATCTGTTCTGGCACCCATCCATCACGGCGATGGACATCGGTCGCAGCAAGGTAGAGCAACTGTCTCTTGCATGCGGTGCGCTGTCATGGGACGAGCCTAGCGAGCTTGTCGGGGCAGAGCTTACGGTGCATACGAGGATTGAGCGTGACTCCAGGTATGGGGACAAGGTGAAGGTCAAGCTGTACGAGTCGTCAGGCCAAGCAGCACAGCAGGCACCGCCCGCATTCGATGACCAGGACATCCCGTTCTAATGGGCTTCATCAAGGCAGCCGAAACGTATGCGGCACGCACATCCGAGAGGAGAGGCGTTCCGTTCCGCGACTACGACATGGGTCATGTCCGCATCTATGATGCCCTCGACCAATTGCACTTGGAGATGTGCAAGATGGACAACGGCAACATACGGCTCTGGTTCGACGCATACCCTGGTCTCAGGGATATGCTGAACGACTGGGCCGAAGGGCAGAAGCTCAGGCAATGGCATGAGGAGGACAAGCCGAAGGGTGACCCTGTCATGGACCTCATCCTGGGTGAGCACCTATGAGCACCGTATCCTGGACGAAGGACAAGGTCATCGGCACCCTGCGACAGCTTAGGCGTGGCCGCATTGAGCCCTGCATCGAATGCGGGGAAGACGTGTGGGACGAAGGCGAGGTGTGGTGTGAGCCATGTCGGCAGGTGGTCATGCTTGCGGAGGCTGACGAGCACATGGCCCTTGCATACATGGACGAAGGGCCGTTGCCCCCATGAGGAAGGATGACTTCGACGACCCCGGCCCCCACCACGAGGCGTTCATGATGAGGCATACGAGCTTCGAGTATCATGAGCCCTTGTGTGGGGAATGCGAGGAGAGTGATGACGGGCCATGTGATGCACACATGGACGACGAATAGGGACACGGCCCTGACATAACCGCATGCTGACCGTGTAAGGCATGCACCAGACCAGGTTCCGCTGGTCAGGGTCTCAACGCACATGAAGGGCTCCTCCAGGCCCGTGCGTTGAGGCCCTTTTTTTTATCTCGAAATCGCCAGGGTCACGGCTACTGCGCTCGCAGTCAGCACGCCTACGGTGAACGCCAGGACAGGGTCCTCATACCAGGGCGCAGGTACGTATGCGTCAGAGAGGAGCCTCTCCAGCGTAGCCACCTGCTCCTCCTTGGCCTCTAGCTGGACGCTGAACGCATCCTTGGCAGCAGATAGGGTGCCACCTACCAGTTCGAGGTCAGCCTCGCATGTAGGTAGCAATACGCGCATGCTAGTGAGGCACTGCTTCGCTTCGTCGGTCGGCACCAGGACGCCAGTGCATGGGGTGGTCGAGCCGTGCTCTACCCCGTGAGCTTTTTGACACGGCGTAGCAGCGACTAATGCGACGACTAATGCGAGCGCACTCACGCCTTCATGCCCTCCTGCTGGGCGCGGATAGCTGCGGCTCGGCGGACGGACCTCTTTCTCTGGTCCTCTCCCAGGATGGGCTTGCCCCCGTATTTCTTGTCCCACTCCTTCGCCACGTCAGGGGCGTTGATGTGCATGGCTACGCGCTGCGCGTTGTTCTTGTATGGCATCAGGTGCCTTCCCTCAGCCTCTTAACCCTGTCGATTTCGCGCTGCTTATCTTTCATGCTCTTTATGACGGGCCTCTTGGCGAGCTTATGGGCGCCCACGGGCTTCTTGATAAGCATGCTTGCAAGGTGGAGGTATTTTTTCGCTGCCGCTTGGCGGGGTCGTTCGGCCATCTGTCACTCCTTGGCGTTCTTGTATGGCATTAGAGGAGGCCCATGGCCTTCTGTTTCTTCTTGGTCTCAGCATCGATGCGCTTGGCTACTTGCTCTTTGCGCGCCCTCTCCGCTGCATCCTTGAAGGACTGCATCACAGCAGCCTTGGGGTAAAGAGCGCTCCTCTCGGCGGAAAGCACCCGCTCTACCTTCTCCTGCTCAAGGTCTCCCCGGCGCTGACGCATGCGCTTGATCGCCGCTTCGGCCTCGTTGCGGGCTGCCTCCTTTCTCTCCGCCCTGGTGGGCTCAGTGCCACGCAACGACTCACGCGTAACCCGCCGCTCGTAATCGGACGCGGCCTTCTCCCTGCTCGCCTCCCCCCTTCGCTTGAGCACGCGCTTGAGGAACGGGAGGTTCTTCGCCTTATCCCTTGCGATGGCGCGCTGCCTGGCTGCGGCGTCGATCTCCCCCTTGGTGCGGGACCCCTTGTACCTCTTGCCTTTCTTCCTGAACTCAGCAGGGACGTGGCCAGTGCGCGCGCTCTCCGCCAGCCCAGCTTCGCTTTTCCTGGAGATGTTGTACTTGCCAGCGGAGCCTGTCTTGATGCTCGCCTTCTGCTTGCCCTCCTCTGCCAGCTTCGCCTTCCTCTTGCGAGCCCACTCGCTGGTGTCCTTGGTGCCCGGGGTGGTGGCTGCCTTGGTAGCGATTGCTCTGACCCTGGCTCGCTTATCTGCGGCCCGCAAGCCTGCGTCTAGCTTGCCCCTGTCTACGCCAGTCATCCAGCTTGACTCTTCATCACGGAGAGCCTCGACCAACCCCTTCTCGCTGATGTTGTAGCCCATGCGGGCTGCCTCATACACCGTACCGGCAGGTCCAGCGTAGCGAAGGACGCCACCAAGAACTCGCGCTGCACCGGGGGGGATTGCGCCCGCCACCTGGGAGACGAGCTTCGCGGCCTTGGCCCCATGCCCAGCGAGCCTGCTGGCCTTTGACCCTGTCCGGGTTGCGTCATCCATGTATTTCGCTAGGTCATCCCAGTTCCAGTCTGCGCCTAGCAACTCATCCACGTTGTCTATGCCTAGCGACTGGGCAACGGCTGCCCTGACCTTCCCCTTGTGAGGGGTCTTGGATTTCTCCAGCGCCTTGCCTGCGGTGGGGTCTTTGGGTTTGTACTCAGGCTCCTGCCACTTGCCCTTGCCCTTGCCCTTCTCTGCCTGGGCTTCGGCCTTGGCCTGCTTCTTCTTCGCCCTCTTCTCCTGCCGCTCGGTCGGCTCCTGCCACTTGGCCCTTCCCTCCTCCTCCAACTGAGCCTTAAGGGCCGCTTCCTTGTCCACCCTTCGCTGCCCCTTGAGGGTCCTGACCTCTTCGGCGTCAGCCACTCCGCCCTCTGTATACACGCTGGCCTGGTTGGCTATTCGTTGCCTGGACGCCTGTGCTCGCGCTTTCTTTTTCGCATGCGCTGCGATTCGCCCTGGCTCCTCCGCTACAAACCTCCTGGCCGCTTCCTCCCTGGCCGCCAGGTTCGCCTTCTGCCTGTCAGTCAGGGGCTTGGCCTTGGGCTTGGGCTTGCCGGACTCTGCCTCGGCTGCCCGCTCTCTGAGGTCTTTCGCGTCCGCCAACATCCGAGCAGCCATCTCCTTGTTGTTCCGCGACGACGAAAACCCACCTGGCTCCTCAAGGATCCGGGCGGGCCTCCCTTGGGCATTCTTGCCTTGTAATCGGTTCTTGGCGTGGGCCTCTAGCGCGTCCGCCTGTTCCCTCATCGCCTTTGGGGTCTTGGACTCGGCGATCTTGGCGTCTAGTTTCGCCCTTTCTTTCTTTCGCGCGAGCTTTTCTTTCCTATCCAGAGCATCATCCTCAGCCTTGAGTTCGGCTCGACGCTCGGCGTCCTGCTTTGCCGCTGGCTTCTTCCACTCCTCGTACTTCTTATCCCCCAACTCCGGCCCCATCTCATCCCTGAATGTGCCCCGAATCATGGCGCGCCTATCCGCCCCAGGGGCTGTATCCAACGGGTCGGCATCGGGCCACCACGTCTTGCCTTTGCCGGTGCCCGGGAAGCCGGATCTCCTAGTCTTAGGGCTGGACGGTGGCTTGGCCCTTGTCTCGCCTGGTTTGGGGTTGAGTTCCGCCAACTGCTCTGGGGTGAGCAGGCTGGCGAGGTACTTCTTGTCTGCCCCTTTCGCCTTCGCCGCTGCCTTCTTCAGGGACGCCACTGAGCGGCCCGTCTTCTCGGATACGAACTTGAGCGTGGTCGCCATGTCCCTGCGGGAGACGTGCTTTGTGGCGGCCTTCGCACTCTCTACCGCGTCCGGGTCCAGTACCGTGGCTGGCTCGGATGCGGGCGGCGGGGTGGTGGCGGCGGGGGTGGTGGCTACCGTCCCTCCCTTCGTGGACTTGACCCACTTCAACATCTTGGCCTTGCCAGTGGCTCCCCCTCCCTCGGCCTCGACCAGGTAGTGGAGTTGAGACGCAAGGGATTGGTCGGCGTACTTAAACCCTGCCCTCTTTGCCAGTTCCTTAGCCGCCTTGAGTGCATCGGGGTGTGCCTCGGCATACGCTTTCACCAGGCCCGCTCGCATCCTGCCCTTCTCCGGGCCAAACGTGTCCTGCTTTGGCGCGTACTTCTTTCGCTCGCCCTTGGTTGCGGTTCGCTCTTCCACCACCTCGGCCTTGGCATCCGCTGCCGCCTCAGGGTCGACGCCCCCTGGTGCTGGCTTGGCCTGGGCCTGCTTGGCCTCTGCGTCAGCAACCGCCTTGGCGTCGATGGCCCTCAGGTCATCCCCGGCTTGCTTGCTGCGCTTGAGGCGAAGGGCAGACATGTGATGTCTTGCGGCTACGGTCTCGGTGTCGATCTTCTTGATAAGCTCTTGGGACAGCTTGTCGATCGTGCCCTTGTCGCCGGTCGTCTTCTTGAAGGCCTCGTACTCAGAGAAGAAATCTTTGTACGCCTTCTTTGCCTCGGCGCTGCGGTGCTTTCCTCCACTGTCCTGGTACATCTTTTCCAGCGGACGGAGCGCCGTTCGGATCTCCTGAGCCAAGGTATGAACGTATTTCTTGTGTACGCTGCGCGCCATCTTGCTGCTCCCGGTCTTGCTTTCGGTCGGTGTCTTGGGGGCGGCTGCCTTCTTCTTCTTCGCCGCTGCGCTGCGTGCCTTCTTCCTTGCCATCTTATTGCTCCTGGTTCCATGCGGCAGCCACGTCGGCTGGACCGTTGGTCTTGGCTAGTGAGTGGGCGATGATCTGAAGCTCACGCTTCTTTGCCAACCGCTTCTTGTCTAGTTCCTGAATCTTCTCATTACGCAGGTCGATAGCCTGTTGCATGATCTGAGACGTATGCACACGCGACTTCGTGGCTGCGCTCATGGCCTTGGCACGGCGCTCAACACGGTCGCTCTCTGCAGTGGCCCTCTTCCACATCAGGAAGAAGAAGCCACACATGGCTGTCAGGGCAGGGATAACGTATTCCATCAGCGTGGCTCCGTCTTTGTCTTGGCAGGGATGCGAGTCCCTTGGCGCACTAGCTTCTCAAGCTTCTCATCCGCTGCCTTCTCTTTGATGATGCGAAGCATCTGCTCAACCATGGCAGCCACATTGTCCAGCACATTGTCGAGTTCCTTCTGGTCAGCCTCACGCTTCTTCTCCAGCCGCAGCATGCGCTTGTCGCTTTGCGTGTGCAGGTAGATAAGGAAGGTGCAGAAAAGCCCAAGGACCCCCTGCTCCATCAAGCTGCCGATGAACTCTTCACCCATCAGAAGTAGACCGCCACAGAGAAATCCTGGGCCGCTTCGTACTGAAGCGCATCCGCCGTGCCCTCATCAATGGGAAGGTATAGGCTCTGGCCAGCGGGGATGGGGAGGCCGGTGGTGGTGGCGTGTCCTCCGCTCGCGCTGTATAGATACACGACAGCGGTTGCATGCGGGTTGCCAATGACCAGGGCCTTGGGAGCCCTTGGCCACGGACGACTGAGTGTGTTGGCGATCGACGCAACCTGCGCCACCACTGCGTCAAGCAGGCTGGTGTTGGATGCGAATGTGGCAGCGGCTAGCTTCACGATAACGAAGTTGCCGTTGACCACCGGGAAGTTAGACACCTGTCTTGATGATACGCCTGTGCTCATTGGTCTGGCTCCTGTTGCCATGCTGAGGTCTGAACTAATGCCAAGGCTGCGGCGTGGTCAATCCATCCGTCAACCGGCTCTGTGAACTTGAGGATAGCCTCTGTCTCGTCCAGGGTATACCTGGGCTCCGTGGTGACGCAGGTGGCCTCTTCCATGCGGGCGGCCACGTCGGCTGCTGGGTACACGCGGTAGTGCAGAATCATGGTGGTGCATCCTGTACTACTGACGCCGTTGTCATGTTGTAGGCCGTGCCATTCGCAGGGCTAGACCCGTAGTCAATGACGGTTGGGAAGGATGAGTCTCCGTCACCAAAGCGATAGAAGTGTGCCGGCTTAACGGGCAGTAGCGCTTCGTTGCATGCCCTGCCGCTGTTGTAGATTAGCGCGACCTGGTCTGCGTTCACCTCGGCGGTGTACATTGTTGACTGAAACAGCAGGGCGTTAGCTGCGTAGCTGGTTGCGCCACCAAGGCGCCGCGCGCCAAAGGCTAGCGTGTCAGATGTAAGCGCGCCTGCCGAGACCGTAAACGAGGCGGGAGATCCCCCATCAATGTAAACCTTAAGAGCGTTAGACCCGTTGTATGTGACGACTACGTTGTGCCACGCGCCGTCATCAAGACCGCTGCCTGACGTAACAGGGGCGCCCCCAGAGCCAATGGGGTAGGTGCTGCCGACGTTGCCCCAGCCATAGACAACAACCGACCCGCTGGCGGAGATAGACATCCAGTACCTGGAGTTCGCAGCAGCCGAGTTGGTGAAGGCCCACATAGCAGACAAGGCCACAGATGTAGGCGCCATCTTAAACCAGACGGACACGCTATGAGGGTCATTGTTAAAGTCAATGATAGACGCTGCGCCATTGGCCAAGACGTAATCATCAACGCCATCAAACTGGTAAGACGTTGTCTCATCCCAGGGCTTTCCGCCGACAGATGTCTTGGTAAACGGCGACCACGGAGGAGCCCCAATCATGCTAGCCCCTCACCGTGCAGCCATGCCCAGAGGCTGGGGCTGACAGGCATTAGCCTGGACTTGAATGGCTTGGTCAACCCGCTCTCTTCCTTCGCCTTCTGTATGGCTGCCTTGGTGCGTGGGCCGATGATGCCATCAGATGGCCCAACGTCAAAGCCTTTGGCGTTCAGAGCGTCCTGAACGAGCTTCATTCTTTCGGCTTTTGGAACTTGGACATGAGGACCGTCACGAAACGTAAGCCAAAGAGCGCCTGCTTCAAGGCCGACATCTTTCGCCAAGCCGCCCATAGGGATGTACCACCTACGGAGACTGCCTTTCTGTAGAAGCTCAAGAGAAAGGCCATCACTCTTTGGAGGGCGGCCTTCGTAGAGGACGTCATCTTCATCGTCTGCTCCAGAGTAAACCCATACATCTGCTGCCAGGGATGGGAGGTAGTTGTGCAGGCTGAACTTCCTGACGCCGTCGAGCTTAGACCGCCCAGCCTTGTATGCGGTGTTCTGCTCTGAAGGGGTTCGGTGTCCCCAGATCAAACACATAGCGGTGCCAGGGTTGGCGGTGCTGTGCGTGACAGCCAACTCGTTGACTCGCCAGCGCAGCCACTCATGCAGGTCCGAAAGCTTTGGGGGCGTTCTCATTTATTCTTTCCCTTTTTTTCTTAGCGACTTGATAAGCCTGATCATCCGCTCTTTATCCCGCATGCTCTTCTTCTTGGTCTTGCCTTGACGGGCGCCCTCCCTCTCCAGGCCAGTGCTTTCGCGGGACCCCTTCGCCTCCTGCCTAAACCACTCCTTCTCCTGCATGCTTAGGCCCTCACCGGGCTTCGCGCCGGACTCTTCGTGCCTCGCCTTCCCAACCGCCTTCTCCCAGTCAGGCGACGTCGCCCCGGCAACCCTGGCCTCTGGCCTTGTCTTGAGGTCATACGTCTCCTCAAGGGGGCGAGGGGGAAGGTAGGAGGGCCACCTTCGGCGCGGCACGTACTCCTGCTTGGCCCTCTTTGCCGCTGCGCTTCTTGGCTTGCTCTTACTCATTTCCTGTCCTTGTAGTCGGTGGACCCAATGCCAAACACAGATGGGGCGAGCCTGACAAGGCCCTCTGCCATCCCGTATTTATTCACCAGGTCCAGGGTCTCGTCGGCAACGATGGGCACGGCCACGTCAGTCGCCACTCCGTAGGGTGACCAGTCCACCGGGTCTCCCTTGAAGTCAGATCCTGCGATCTGGTCTACCGCCCTGGATGCCAAGGGGGACAGCTTGCTGCGAGTGGACTGCAGTATCTGAGCGCCAACCCCTTGCCCGTATTTCTGGTTCTCCTTCATGGCAACGGCAGACGTGGGCCGGTACATCAGGCGGAACATGGTAGCCAGCCCCCCGGTGGTGTCGTACCGGGTGTTGCCTATTCGCACCTTCCCAAAGTCTGCGGAGGAGGGGTCCATGCTTACCCCTTCGTCCTCCGGGAGGATCATATTAAACAGGGACATCGCTGCGCCCCACTTCAGCCCCACCGTCCTTAGCTCCCTCATGAGCTTCATCTCTGCAGCCACCGTATTCACATGGTTGCCCGCTGCGTTGCTCGCTAGGCGCTTGGCACCAACAAGGGGGCGGAACAACGTCTTGGCCCGGGACCAGGTAAACTTCGGGCTGAAGAAGACGGCGTTCAGTATGCGAGTCATCGACGCGGCCTTGTCCAGACCAGCGGGGAGCTTGGTTCGGCCTGTCGCCATGTTGATCATCTCTGCGATTTCTTTGAGGTTTTCAGGCCCAAGCCCCTTGAGGACATCCCGTACCTCCTGCGCTGTCTTGGCCTCGTCCAGGCCGGTTAGCTGTAGGAACTTCTCCTTGCGTAGCCGGTTGAGTGGCAACGAATACGTCCGCTCAGAGAACTCGCCATACGCATTGAGCTTCTTCATGCCTTCGGCTAACGCGCCCTTGTCGGTCTCGTTGTACATGCGGCGAAGGACACGGTCGCCGAACACGTTGCCAGCAAATTGCTCCTCCGATTTCCGCAGCCGTCCTCCGGGGCCAATGCCCTGGGGGTCAAGCCTGCTGCCAATGGATGTGTAGTCGATGCCCGCTGACTTGGCAGCGTCAGCCTTTAGGCGAGAGAGGGCTAGCTCCTTGCCGCTCAAGCCAGCAACGTCTCCGTTGATGATCTCCCGCTGGGCCTTGTATGCGTACTGGTCGCCAGCCCGCACCGCCTTCGTCGCGACCTCATCCTTAGACCCCTTGACCGCACCGAACATATCCCCGAACACCTTGCGGCTGTTTGCGATGGAGTTGTCGCCAGACAGGAGGACGAGCCCCTGACGCCCTGGGGCAGACAGGTCAGCAGAGGCCAGGAGCATCTTGGGCGTTGATGCGAGGTCCAGCATGAGGTTCCAGTAATACCCGGACCTGTCCTTGGCCTTCAGGTCTGCCATGTCTGCAGCCATCTTCAACTCAACAGCCAGCCTGCGCTGAGCCATAAGGCTCGCAAGCTCCTCGCTCGTTGCATCAAGCGGGAACCCGTTCACGTCTATGTCTAGCTCTCCGCGCTCCTTGCCCATCCGCTTGGCGATGCGGTCTAAGATCGCCTCCTCAGCCTTGGTGAAGTCCGTGATGTTCTTCGCCAGCCGCTCAATGTTCTTCGCCTCCTTGGGTGATAGCTTCTTGCCGCGTGCAGCCACCGCCCTGGCCTTCATGCTGATGACGTCGTAGTCTTTTCCGATCATCATCTTCTGGGCATTCAAGGCACGGCCCCGCTCGGATGCGCTGCGGCGCAGGGCGGACATCGTGTTGTAGAAGTCCTCTTCGATGCGGGCCAGGTCCTCAGCGTGACGCGCCGCCTCTTCAAGACGGTCAGCCATCACGAACTCTTTGATGCGCCCCTGAACGGCCATGTGCTGGTCCTGCAGGCTGCGTCCATGCAGCATCACTGCAGCGCCCTCCGCGTCCGACAGCGGGCGAGGCGAGGCGTTCACGTCGTCGATCAACACCTCGACTCGATCAAGGATGCCATCGCCCTTGGCTTGGTCAACCGCCTGCTGAAACGATTTGCTAACAGGGACGGGCAGAGGGTCTCCGCCAGGGATGACCCCCCGCTTCACCGCTTCAATGTCGGCGACGTTCGCTGTCATCACTTGTTCAAAGCTGTCCATCACATCGTCGCCCGCAGGGGCGGCAGGCGGGGTGGTGCTGGTCGGCGTTGGCGCGGCGGTGACAACCTCCTCGACCTCTTCAGCCACAGGGGATGCTTTGACGGCGGCCTGTGGAGGGGGAGTGTCTGGTATTCCCTGAGCCGCCTTCTTGGCCTTGGCGGCCTTGCTTGCTCCCATGAGTCCCTTGAGAGCCTTGAGCACAGGCCCTGATGTAACAACCTCTAGCGTTGCCTCGACAGGGTCGGTGCCGAATACTCCGACCGGGTCACGGAACAGGGACGCATACCATCCGGCGATCTCCCCAGTCACGCCCGTGCCGATCCCAGGAGAGACGCCCTGGAACTCCCCGTGCTGTTTCTTCTGCATGCCCGATGGGCCGTACATGACCTCCGGGTCCTCCACCTGGTCAGCAAACGGATTCATCTCCCGAAGGTCACGAGAGAAAGCCCCCTGGGTCGGAAGCTTCTTCTTAACATCCGCACGCTGCATGGCTCGCTCTGCGGTGGTGATGACGTCGGGCTCCCCCGCTGCCTCAAACGCACCGCCAGCCTCCCGGAGCAACGCAGCAGGCATCGGAACGCCAAGGATGCTCTCGCCCCTCTCTGGCCCCGTGGTCCCGGTGGGCGTGGTCAGGGTTGCCCTGCGGAAGCCCTCCCTGGATGGGATGGGGCCAGGGCTCTTGTAGTAACCGGGGGTCCCGCTTGTAATGGCAGCCTCTTCAGGGAGCGTGGCTAGCTGGCGCCGGGTGAGCGGCTGGGCTGGGTACTGCATCTCTGGTTTTTCGACGATCTTCTCTGGGTCAATGTCGCCGTTGTCTACCAGGGCCTTTACGGTCTTGGACACCTGCTCTGCAGACGGCGGCTTCTCAAAGTGGAGCACGGTCCCGTCGTTAAGTGTGATGTCATACGCCACTACATTACTCGCCAAGGGTGACGGGGATTCGGCCAACGCCCGGGACGTCTACCGTCCCTTTCTTTTTCTTTCGGGTTGGCTGAAGGTTCTCGTCGTATGCGCCTGGGTTTCTGCTGAGGGTAAGGTCGACGCCAGCCTGGTTGACCGCCTCTTGCGCCCCTGCCAGGTCTCCCCGCGCAGTCGCAAGCGCCTTTTCGTCTATGGTATCCGCGCCCTCAAGAGCCAGCACCCTGGCCTCTGCACCGGCCAGGTCGGCTTGCGCCTTTCTTTGCTCCTTGCGGATGGCCTGCTCTGTCTTGAGGGTTGAGTCTTCGCCCTTGCTGCCTAGCTTCTTCAGGTGAGGGTGCTTGTCTAGCATCTTCACGTACACGCGGTTGGCCTTGTCTCCGATCTTCGCCTTAAGCCTGTCTTGGAAACCGGGCTGTTCATCGCTGCCACCGTCAGCGTATGCGAGTTGGATCTTCTCGGCCAGCGAGGCCCCTGGCTCTCCGTACTCCCCCACAAGCCTGTAGAACTCCGCGTTGGCCTTGCCCATAGCGGAGTTGGCCTTGGCTCGACGGGCGATCTTCTCAATGTCCTTGGCAAGCTTGTCGGCCTCTGCGTTGATCTTCTTGGCCTCAGCCCTGCGCTTGGCAGACTTGGACGCTTCGTCCTTCTCCTTGACCCTCATGCCCCGCTCGGCAAGCTTGGCCTCTACCTCAGCAGCGGCGGCAGCGGCCTCTGCCTTGTCTGCATCCTGCTGTGCCTTGTGGACCGCAGCCTGGGCCTCGCGGCCCTTCACGCCACCGACAGCCTCAAGCAGGCTAGTGGGCTGCATGTCTACTGCGCTGCGTGCCTGCTGGATAAGCTCCAGGCGTCGGTCGGGGTCCTTCTCGCGCTGGATGGCGATGATGAACTCTTCCTTCGTCCTGGGGATGAACCGGGCCTGGGCTGCAGGGGCGATCTTACCCTCTGCCTCCTCAAGGCGCTTCTGGTCGGAGAGCATCTGTTGGATCTGCTCATAGGTGTAGTTGCCCCAGCCGGCAGGCTTTGGCTGCGCCATGCCCATGACCGGCACCTGCCTCTGGAAGTCTCCATGGGGAGAGCCGGTGACGTCCCTGCTCTCTGATCCAATCTGGCCAATGGGGTATGCCGCTGGCCCCACGTTCTCCAGGTACTCGACGCCAGGAGGAGCGGGGCTCGTAAACCCTGCCTGCCCTGCAGCAACCGCGTTCTCAATGTACTGCGGCGGGATAGCGCCCAGCCTGGACTCTAGCTCTTCTCGCTCTGCGCGGATGGCCCCAAGCTCTTCCTTGCGTCCCTGGTTGGCGGCATCGACCCGCGCCTTCTCCGCCTTGACTCGCTGGCTGTAGTCGTATTCGTCCATGCCGCGAGAGATGCCCGCCACGGCCAGGTCCATCAGGGGAGACTGGACGACGGTCTCAAGAGTGGCCAGCGGATGGGGCCGCTCTTCTCGCTGGGCGAACTCCATCCTGTTTCTTGGGCGGTGGCCATAGATGGCTAAGATTTCCGCACTGCCTGGTATTGCTCTCGCCATTACAACCTCTAGGTGGTCAGGTAGCGCATAACGTCGGAAATGCCGCCGCTAAGACTGGGCTTCTTCTTGCCCTTGAAGGTGTCCTCCGCATGCGCGACCATCCTCTTCGCGGCATCACCGCGAGCCATGGCGGATATCCTGGCGATCGTCCCCTCGTTCAACGCGCCAGAACTGCGTGCGGCCTCAAGGGCGTTGCTGACATCAATCGCGCTCTGCTGCTCGTCCGTCTGCTGCCCGCGCTCCAGCGCAAGGAGGGCTGACGACTTGTCAGCCTCCCCCTTTGCGAGAGCGTAGTGGCCCTTAAAGCCAGTGTCTCTAAAGGCTCCAAGGGACCCAGGCCCTGACATGTTGGCCCGCGCCATAGACAGAGCGCCAGCCTCTGCTGAGTCACGCATCAGCGCGCCCGGGGCGAGAGAGAGCTTGGACTTCATGTCGCCCGAGAGCTTCTCCATCCGCTTGTCGGCTTCCGTATTCGCAGCAATGTTCTGGCCGAAGAGATCCTTGTGCTTGCCCTTCAGTGACGCAGCCTCACGGCGAAGCCTCTTCTGCTTGGGGGTCTCGACCCCGATAAGCTTCGCGCCCGCTTCGGCGAGTGGGTCTAAGATGCCGCCTACGATGCCAGGGTTATACCACGCCACTTGCCGCTCCTATGTCAGATGCTTCTTGCCAATCAAATACACCCAGCAGCCGCCGTATCCAATAAAGATATCCTGCTGGTTATAGTTTCCACCAAACTCAATGTCGGCAGGGGACGACGGATCGACCTTGTGGACAGGGTACCCTGGATCTACCCTGAGCCGAACCTCTAGGTACCTCTCCATTCCCGGCTTGCCGTCAAAAGCGTCGTTGTAAACCGCCGCCCCCGGCAAGTCGCTCACGCCCTTTCGCTGCTCTCTGTATGTGTTGGACTGCCCAATGAACACAGGCGTGCCTCCAGCGGAGTAGCCCTTCCCCCCAGCGCCAACGAGCGGCACGTTCACCAGTTTGTACTCGGCGGTGTCTAGCGGTGTCTGCAGGGCGGGCAGGTCCAGGTTGACGCCGTCGATGTAGAAGTCCTTCGGGACGCTGGCTGTCGCGGGCATGATTCCCGTGTTGGTTATCTCTCTGTACGCTAGCTGCTGGTATTCGGCGGTGTCTCCGCCTGGGCCGCTTACCATCCCCACGCCAATAGTGTACTCCACCGACCTTGTGTTGATTGCGGCTATCTGGAGGCGGCAGTTGCCAGCCCCACCCGTGGAGATGTCCACCTGGTCGCCAACCTGGTACCCGTACCCAGGAAACGCAATCTCAACTCCCGTGACGGAGCCTGCCGCAACGCTCGTGATAACAACGGTCAAGCCTGACCCCGTCCCAGTAACGGCGCTTGTTGTCTGCGCTGTCGCGCCTGCGGCGTACGCCGTTCCCCCTGCCAATATTGTAAGCGCGCCGACCCCTGGGGACTGCTGGCCCGCTGGCTGCGTGGCGTTGAGCCAGTTGGGGACGTCTGTCACGCTCCCATCGTTGATGTGGTCCCACGAAACGGGGACGCGGTCAGACGTATGGTTCATGCCAAAGACGACATGGTGCAGGGTGAACGGCTCAACGATTGGGATGATCCTTCGATCCACGTACCCCTTCTCCCCGTAAGACGCATAGTTCGCGGTGCTCGGCGGGAGGGCGGTGGGGGCAAAGTTCGTCCCGTGCTGGTATGTGTACGGGGCTACGGGGTAGTCGTCCCGTGCGCCCATTCTGTTGAACGGGAACCCCTGCCCGAGCGGCACTGCGATGACGTCGTATCCCGCATCCTGGGTTATCTGCTCTTCTGGATACGTCATCGACTCGGTGCTGTAGCCTGCTCGGATCTTATCGTGGAACACCTCGTCGATCTTCTGGAGGTTGGCGTTGACTCCGCTGGGGAGAACGTCGGCGCTGACCAGGTCCCCGGCTGTGGGTGTTGTGATTGTGATGGCTTCAGCCAGCCTGCCGCTGTAATTCGCCTGCGTGGGGATGTTCTGCACAACGGGTGGCGCGCTGGCGGCAGACCCGATGTCTCTTTGCACTCGCTTGGCCTTGAACTTGAGCCCAATCCATACGTTCACCAGCGCGGCGTGCTGCCTTCGGTTAGCGTCAAAGTCGTGCAGGTTCGGGGCAAACAGTGCGGCCACGTATGTCTTGAACGGGCTGAACTGTCGGTTGATACCAGTGACGGTGTCCGGGTTGAACTTTGCAATCGTGCCGATGAAGTTGGTCGCGGGGTAGGAGATCGACACAACCTCCTTGAGCTTCCTCGACATCTCCATCGGGGTCGCCGTGTTGGTGCCCAGGTCGTTCCATGCGAACTGCTCTTTCTCGTAGATCACAAGACGGAAGTCATACGCATCTGTCCTGTCGTATGACTTCTTCCCCTCGTATGGGTTGGGGCACCAGTCGTTGGGCCTCTCCTCCGCCCCCGACTTCAACTGGTACCCGCCGTAGGAGGCGGGGCCTGACGGGGATGTGGTAGCTGCGGACGTGACCTTGGCGGTGGCTGTCTTCTTGCCGAACCACTGGCTCATGATGATGGCTGGTTCATCGGCCTGGTCAAACGAGAAGGAGATCTCATCCAAGATGGGGATCGACTGGCCTGGAGATATCCTGGCCGATGAACCCGAAGGCCAATCGTCCTGAAGAGGAGGCAGGCAAAACGGTATATAATACGGGGCGTTACAGGACGTTGCCGTCTCGCTTATCGTGTCCCCGTCCGTCGTTGCGTTGTCGAAGAAGTACTTTGAGTCCAGCCACGGGGTGTTGAGGCTTACCCTGAACGTGCTGTACGGGGCCTCCATCTGATCAGCCCCAAGGGCTACCTGCTCAAGGTTTGCCTCCATCTCCTCGATGGGGTTGAACACATGATCGACGGTAAGGACAACGCCGCGCGGGAGGTTCTTTCGTGTGACCTTGGCCATTACTTGGCAATCTCCTCAAGCGTGGTCAGGCAGCCATTAATGGACATCCCCCCCATGGGCTCCGCCCCGAGGGGGCAGCTTGGGAGGTCACCCACGACGGGCGTCGCGCTAACCGCGTCCTGCCAGAAAGCCTTTACGGGCATCGTCGTTAGCTCTCCTGGGTTGTTGGCGTATGGGTCTGCCCACCCTTTTCGGATGTTGCCCTCTCCGGTAACCGACGAGCCAGCGGGCGACGATGTGATCTCAGAATACCACGGGATAGCTATTGCCATCCTAACCCGAGCGTTCCTGTGGATCGGGATGTTCATGGCGGACAGGCGATAGATGAACCCATAGAAGCCGTCGAGCCCGCTTGCCGATGGCTCATATTGAAGCCTTGGGACCATGTCGAGGCCACTGGTGGTCAGCGTCGGGGAGACGCCCGCATCGTACCGGGTGGGGGATTGCGTCGATGCCGCGTCGATGCGGCGGTTCCATATGACAACCTCGTTGTCGTTCATGGAGCGGTCTTCTTGGGCAAACGGGTTGTCAACGCAGATGGAGACATAAAGCTGCTTGCACGACCAGGCCGCGTTTGTCTTCCAGGTTGTCGCCCCCTGCGCCGCGTAGGCCAGCGGCTTGGAGTAGTAGCCGAAATACGGCCCGCGCCTGTCTGTCCGCAGGTAGACCATGAGGTCGTGAAGCACGCACGGGTCTGCAAAGTTCCAGCTATGGGACCAGACGTATTGATATCCGTTGGCCAGCTTTCGGTGGTCTCCCGTGTCGTCCTGGCCGTTAAGCCAAAAGTCGGCCCAGTCCGCATCCTCAAGGGCACCGTCGTTGGTGATCTCCCCAACAATCGCATCGCCCCACTCACGAACCTTGGTGCCCTTGTATCGCCACTTGTTCTGAAACCCAATCGACGGGGTAGAGGACTGGAGGCTGTCCACGGTCACCGCCGCCCAGTTGGTGGATGCGTTGGTGGTGACGGTGGTGTACTTGTTGTTCTTGAGCGGAATCCAGGGGAGGGTAGTTCCCGCTGCAGTGCCCTTGGCCGTTCGGTACTTAGCGGGGAACCTGTCTGCGGCGTGCCCGACAAGGGACGCCCCCTTCGTGCTCGGCATCGACGTATACATCGCGGGCTGGTACCCAAACACGAATTGCTGCTGCGTCATCCTGGTGGATGAGTCTCCTGTCGGGACCTCGTTGAAGTGCTCAACAGAGTCTTGGAGGGCCTGGTCAATCCGCGTTCCGTCGATGGTCGTGCCATCGCTGAACTGCTCGTCAGTCAGGGTTCGGTTCGACTTTTTGTGATCGTATGCCATGTTAGCTCAAGCAGTTGACGAGTGTTACGTGGTCACCGAATATCATCATCTCTCTCTTGGAGCACCCGATAAGGATGACGTTACCAGCGCCTGGAGCGAGCCCCAGGTTCTTGATGCCCAGGGTTCCGCCAACGAACAGGCATCCGATAAAGACAGCCTGACCGCCGTCCTCAACGGTGATGATCTCCGTCGCGTTCATGCCCTCAAACCGATGGAACGTACAGCCCACGAAGATTCCGCGCTTGTCCGCCGCTATCTTTAGCGCAGCGATGTCGGGCTTATCCTCCACCGTGGAGAAGGACACCCCGTGGAACATCGCGTCGTCATTAATCTCAGAGGTCTTGTCTGCCTGGACAAAGGTCCCGTTGCCGCTCACCAGCGTATAGGGCTTTGAAAGCTGCAGGGGAGGGCACCCGGAGGACAGGTTGAAGGTGTTGAACTCCTTCTCGCCCTCCTCGACCGGCTGCCCTTCGGGGTGGATGTCTAGGCCGTCAACGGCCCCGGAGAGGTCGTCTCGGATCATCCTGTTCTGGAGCGGAATGCCGTCCGAGTCTAGGTTGAGGATCTCCATCACCTACCCCGCCTTCTGACTCCGCCAAGGACCCGTATCACAACCTTGGCCGACTCAAGGACAATCTTCTCCGCCTTGTTCTGCAGGTGACCCCACAGCATGTACGACACGCTCTGCCCACGGATGCCGTCGCTGATGTTCAAGAGGCTCACCTCTTCGTCATCCACTAGCTGAGCGTAGCGCGTAGCAACCTGACCCGTGTCCCCGTAGAAGGGGCCGTCCGCCCCAGCGTTCGTAAACGTGTCAGGCACAAGGTCAGCCGTGCCGCTATTCTTGTACCGGGTGCGGATTGACGTCTTGTTGGGGCTAGACACCACGGCAGGGGTGTTCTCCGTGGTGTTGGACGCATCGGTCGCAGGAACGACGTCAATGACCTGGGCCGACCACTGCTTCGTGTCAGACCCCGAAACGCAGTTTAAGAGCCCAAAGGGCCACGTATCCACGAGCCTGAGCGTTGTGTCTGCCATGCCGTGAGAGATGCCGACGACGTTAACGCCCCGGCCTTTGATCTGAACACCGCCCTCGGCGGCAATGTTCTGAGTCTTGTATGCCCAGTCAATCGGCTGCGCGACGTTGTTGTCCTCGCTCTCGATGGTGCCAAGCTTGCTCTCGTCCCAGACGTAGGGAATCTGGTTGAGCCAGTCAGCCGTGTTGGTGAGAGCCCTGGATGGCTTCTCCGGGTAGACCTTGCAGTCCTTGACCTCAATCCCCATCCCAACGGTGTAAGCGGACTCTAGTGCTGACTGCGTAGGCTCGAACGGGATATACAGGAGCCTGGACAGCGACATGGCCGGGGTGTTCAGGAAGGGCCACTGAGCCCAGTCGGCAGCGCCAGCGCCACCGTTTGCCGAGTTGAAGGAGATGTTAATGTAGCTACCAGCGGCATTCGCAGCGCCCGCCGCATTCGCCCTGGTCACGGTCCAGGTGCTGGTGCCGCCTCCGGTCTTGAATGTAGACAGTCTCTCTGAGTCCAGAGCGAAGTCCACGTCGGTCGCTAGACCGGGGACGGTGAGGGGGGTCCAGTGGGTCTTGTCAAAGTATAGGAGGATCTCAATCCTCTGGTACCCAATGTCGTAGCCACCGTTGATGCTGTGCGTGGCCCTGCTAAGAGTCGCCACGGGGAGGTGGTCGTAGAACGTAGTGCCACACACCACGTCGATAGGGACAAGGTACGTGTCCTCCCTTGATGTGGTCGCCCCAAGGGTTCTTAGCTGCAGCCCCGTGGGGAGGGGGACTGGCTTGCCCACATACAGGAAGTGGTCCGTCTGCGGCGGGGTGAGCGAGCCGCTCCCGTTGACCCCGTCGCGCCTCCACCGGCCAACAACGCCACGGTTGTCCTCTCCAAGCTCAACGCTCCTATCGACAGCGCCGCCTCGCTCGTACCTCAAAAGATAATACGGCCTCGACCTTGTGTCGTCGTCAGACCTTCTGTTGTCGTCCATGTCTATTGTTTGGTTGGTCGCCGTCTGACCCGCGACCCCTTCTGGATACGAGCCGATCAGGAATAGCTCCTCTGGAGTGCTGCCAACCCAGGGCGACCGGATATTCTTCTGGACCTGCACATCGAGCGTGGTGTTGGCCATGGTCTGAGTGGTCCAGACGGCCCACTTATCTTCTCGGTAGTAGAGAATGAGGTCATTGGCCGGGAGCGCCCAGATGATCGCCTTTAGCTTGTGGCAATACGTGGCGCTCATCCCCTCTGGGTTGAACCGGAGCCGTGTTAGCTGCTGCTCCTGGGGAACTGGGTTGGAGAGGTTCCCGCTCTTCGTGAAGAAGTTGGTGAGGGGGTTAGACATGTAGTCGGTGAAGAATGGGCTGATCTGACTGGAAATTGTCTGGATAGACAGGCCACGCATCACGTATGCGCCGTTCTTGTCCATCCAAACAAGGCCACCGCCAGCCGTAACTACGGAGCCCGCGTCCGCACACCCACGGTTTGGGTCGAGGCGGATAAGCCTGCCAGTGGTCACCACCACTCCCTGCGCTGGCTGGAAATACCAGGTCTCGTCCTCGGTAAAGATGATCAGGTTGCCGACGTGCTCAACGACGGCTGTGATCTCCTTCTCCGACCCTACCGCCAAAAGGTTGTTGGCCAGGATGCTCGCCGGGTAATTGAAATCAGAGAAGTGAAGCGTGCGACCAGAGAATAAAACCAGCCGCCCGTTAAAGGAGGTGCCCCCTGACGGGCGAGGGAACTCTGTCTTGTTCAGGTAGGTCATGCCCGCGCTGTACGGCCCGTCTGCAGCCGTTACGGGGATGACCAGGGACGTCTCGCCGTAATGAGGAGACCACGTCCACTCATGGACCGTATCAACCTGGTGCGCGCGGCCCCTGCGCTGAATAGCCTTGCGACCCTTCCTGAAGCCCCTGAACGTGGCCGGGATGTAGGCCATCAGGCCGGTGTCAGTGTTGCCAAAGAAAAGCTCGTCGTTAGTCTCCGTGAAGAAGAAGGCCGATGCACCCTCGGTGGCCCTTATCCATGACTGGTTGTTTGTCGTCCTGGTGTTTGGCATGTCGGGAAACACGGCAGAGTCCGACACCGGGTACTCGTATGCAAAAGACCACGCCGACTCGTAGTTGGCATGCCACTCGTCCATCTCTACTTTGGCGTCCGTGGAGGTGGAGTTGCTAGACGTGTGGTAGTAGAGGGGGCTCTCCCAGTGCTCATCAGTGGTTATGTCGTAAATTGACACAACGTAGATGGGCGTCTGCGCTGTCAGGGACAGGGCGTTCTCGTCTGCGACCACGCCAAACGGGTCGCTCTCTTCCCGGTCACCGGTATACGCCAGCGCCTGGAACACGCTCAGCACCTGCTGGTGGCCAAAGTTTGTCTCAATAATCCTTGAGCCAAGGTGGCGCCTGTAGCCCCACTCCTCTGCGCTTGCGCCTCTGCGGATGGCGCCCATGGAGGTGTCGATTTCCGCCACCTGGCCAAAGCCACTTCGGGCCTCCCAGGCGTTATTGCGGTAGAGCATGTTGAGCGCAAAGGTGCCCTTGGTCGGAGCATCCGCCTCGATGCCTCCGCCTATCCCCTCAACCTGGTTGCCACGAACGGCCATGCTAGAGCCAGTAGTCGGCTGAGGAAACGTCGTTAACGTAGTTCGCGCTGCCTACGTTCCTGTGCGTCAGGTACTCCTCCAATGCTGTCTCCCTCTTCTCAAGCTGGTACAGGAGCGGCTGATTTATGGCCGCATCAGCGATTGCATACTGTTTATATGCGTAAAGAGCGATGAGGTCATGGAATAGTCCGAGATCATCAATGTAAGCCGACGGGGCAGCAGGGTCCCAACTGACGTTTGAGTCAGGGACATACGCCAGCCGGATGGTGCTCGTGAGTCTTCCAGAGAACATCAGCAGCCCATCCGTAAAGAAGTAGCTGCCCACGGTAGACTGCAAGGCCGCGAGGCTTTGAACCGGGTTGTAGACAACCAGCGGCGTGCCCGTCGTTTCCCCTGGGCGATACATAGAGATGAGCATCTCAAGCCGCTCACCCGGGGTCGTGGCTGCCGCGCCGACGATAGGCCCTGCAAAGCCAGCGGGGGTAACCGCTGCCAGGTCTAGCTGGATGGAATCACTAAGCGTGTAGTCCGCTGTCTTAGTGTAGATGCTTGGGTCGTATGTGATGACCTTGTTTCGGAACTCGTTGTATCCGACCTGTAGCATCTTGGTGACCGTGGAGTTAGGCACGAAGGTCTGGTCGGGCTCATCGATGTACGTTCTGAACGTGTTGATTACGAACTCTGCGTTAGCCATCAGGCAGGCCCTCCCCTACGTGAACCAATCAGGGCTTCGTTCCTGTTAGAGAGCTTGTGCTCTGCCGTGCCAATGCTTCCGTACTTGGATGCGCTAGCCGCTTGCTGCTGGGCCACCTGGGTCTGCGACGCAGTTGAGTTTTGCGACCCGATGTTGGTTGCGATATTCCCTGCGCCCTCCGACATTGCGGTTTTGCGTGGGAAGACCTTCGCGTTGTTCAGGGCCGTAACGTAGTCCTCGAAAGGAGCGCCAGCCGTGGCAATCGACACCAGGACGTCGCGGATGTAGTTCTGCTTCTCTGGCTCCAGGGAGTAGAACTCTGCCGTCTTCATGAATTCACTGAAGACCTGCTTGAACGCTTCGATGTCATCGTTGGCGAAGATCTCAATCATGCCACCGCCCTTGATAATGGCGAGCATGTCACGCGCATGGGAGATGGACTGAATCTTTTCGGAGATCCTCTGGTTGCCAGTACGGAACGATAGCTCGTTGAGAGCCTCATCCTTTTCGATGAGCCCCATCTCAAGCAACTGCACAACCTTCGCGTCCCTGTCCTGAGCCTCGTCTCTAAACAGGCTACCGGCCTGCAAGTAGACCTCCGGGGTCTTGGACAGGTTGGTGGACTCAATGGCGTTGTAGACAGCCTTGCCGTACTGGTCGAACATGGCCATCATCTTGGGCTCTTGGTAGTGCCTCTGCATAAGCATGAGGACGCACTTGGCGGTGGCAGACACGGCCCGCTCGATGTACTGCTGGGTGATCTGAAGCTGGCTGGTGTCCTGCTCGGTCAGGGTCTCCATACCCTTGCCAGACGTAATGCCCACCGCTCTCTTGCCCAGCGTGACAGAGTGGATGCCACCTACGTCCATCATCTCTGACTGGATACGCATGATGTTCTGGGTCACGTATTCGGGCAACGGGGCTGGCATCACCTGCTCTGGACGGGGCGATGCGGCGTTGTAGTAGATCTTCTCGCCAGCCCTGGACGTGATCGACGTAGATGAGATGCCCGCCGTCTTTGGGATCAACCACTTGGGGTTACCCATAAGCTCCACGTTTTGGATCATCTGAGACCGTGCGCGGTTGTACAGAAGTTGCAAATCTAACAGCGGAGCTAGGAAGCTGATGCCCCAAAGACGGCGGTCCACTTCGGTGTACCGGACGATCTGAACAGGGAACATCGCCTTGTCCTTCATGCCCTTGTACAGATACGTCCCGCCAACGACCATGGCGCAGCGGCCATCGCGCCAGTACACCTCGTAGAACTCAACCCGGTTGCGGGGAGGGGAGTTCGATACGCCAGTGCTGACAACCCCGTAGTTGAGATCCTCAGCCTTCGGGGCCTCCTTGATCTCCTTCGCGTGCTCCGGGAACGCCTTGGTAAGGGCATCCCTGGTCACAAAACGGCGCAGGGCAATCCACTGGCTGTCGTCAGGACTGATGACCCCGGGCTCGAAGAAGATGTCGTGAGGCCGGTACACATCCGTCTTCACGGTCTCCGTTCCAGGGTCGTAGAACGAATGGAGAGCGGCGGTTCCAAACTGCAAGAGAATTTGAATTAGCTTCTCAAGCTTGGCCTTCATCCCGTCCGTGTGCCAGTAGTACCGAAGGGCGATCTCACAAGACTTGGCCTTGACGATGTCTTCGTTCGACGGAGACGAAGGGAGCACCGCCATCGACGGATAGCTCAGGGCCAGCCGACTCAACACGTTGCGATACATGTTGATGAGAAGGTTGACCGTGACCTTGGTCTGGCCTTCGGAGTTGGCCATGCGGCCACGGTCTAGCTGGGTGATGCGGCGGTTGTCGTTAATCCACTGACGCCCTTCAAGAAAGCGGGCGCTAATGTTCCAAAGCCTGCGCTCGGCAGACTTCTCGGTTTTCGAGGACTCAATAAATCCTCGGATGTTTTGCGGGAACTTGTCTTCGTTCATACGTTCATCAGCCCGTATTTGTCCATTTCCCCGCTGAAGGGATCTCGGTACTTAGCGGAAGGCGACGAGCCGTAGTCCATCTGGCTCTGCCCGTAAGCAGCGCCAAGGCCACTAGCGACCATCTCAGCGTTGATGCCATCGCCCTTGCTAAGGGACGACAGGGCAGACCCCCCCGCCGCCATAAGGGGGTTGGCAGTAGCTGCGCCAAAAGCCTGCAGCCCCAAGCCACCCAGGTTGCCAAGGCCCGAAAGAAACCCGCCCTCCTTCTTCGGGGCGCCCCGAAATTGCATCCTGCTTCGAGCGGCATCCCCACGGGGCGAGTACGCCCTGTTGACCGAGTCCGTGAGGGAGCCCATTGTCAGGCCGCTATACGCCATGATTGTCTCCATATACGACGTCAAACACAGGGACGTTGGACAGGTCCCCTTGTCTGGCGAGAAGAATATCCTCCTCCATCTTCACCTTCTTGATCAAAAGGTAAACGTAGTAGGAGACCAAAAAAAGGCAAAGCGCCCCCATCAACAAAGCGAGTGAAGCTAAGATGACGAGGACGCTTTGCACAGGGAGACCTCCGTGGCCCAAGGGATGGGCTATAGGAGAGTCAGACCTGCAAGAATCGCGTTGCGATTCGGCTGTACGCACACGGTGTTGTAGTACCAGCGGTAGTAGCCCTCATACGAATCCCGGTTTTGGACTCGAAGGAGGACGTCGCCGTCCACATCCGCGAAGCCGTGGGGCTGAAGCTCCAGCAACTTCCACGTGTCAGTCTTGAGGAAGATCATGCCGCCGTTGGCAACGTGGCGAGACGTCTTGAGCGGCATGGAGCCGTAAGACAGCCCGCTAAACCCGCCGTTGAACTGACCAGCCTTCTCACCGCTGACGTTCTGAACCGCGTTCGGGCCAGGGTTGGCAGCAGCAGCCGTAAGCTGGAACAGAGCCGCATACTTCTGACGCTGGAGCGGGTTCATCAAGATGACGTTGGGCTCCGTGCCAGAGGTGTTGAGCACCGTGTCCATGACCGCCTGGATTCGAGTAAGCCCGATGTCCGCTCGGTCGTGGTCGCCTCCCGTAGCCATGGTGATCACCGTTGACTGCAAGTTGTCTTGACCAGCCGAAGCGCCGACAGCGCCAGCCGTTGTCCGGTCTACGGTGAAGTGCGAAGGCTCGGCAAGGTTGCCGAAGACCCCTGTTGGCTGTTGGTCCAACACGTCGCAGATCGTAGTAGCCGCCGCGTTGCCCTGGGTGTTGGCCACCCGGATAGCAAAAGCAACTCCGTCTGGAACGGTGTTAGGCCCAGCCAAGCTCAGGTCCAGGTCGTTGGCCGTGGGGAGGTTGGCCAGGGTGAACGTGCGATTTGCAAGATCCACGGAGTTGACCGTCATGAAGGGGTTGTTTGGAGCGCCCGACATGGGGACAACCGCATAGGTATCCATGCGGATAACCTCAAGCCGAAGATCCACCGCAGGAGCGGCCTGAGTAAGAGCGTTAAGCTCCGCAACCCTCTCCAGGTCGCCGAAGAACTCGTAGGTACGAGGGTTGGCGCTCTTGTCCTCGTGCTCGTTGATGAAGCCCAGAACGCGACCACCGGAGACCATGCTGCGGTCAGCCGCGTTTTTGACGTCGCTGACGAGCTTCTTCATCTCGGCGTCCATCCACCCGATGAACGAGTTAGGGCCGCCCTTGCCAGCCGAAGCCATGGCAGGACCGGTGACCTGGAATCGTCCGTACAGGTAAGATGCGACGATCTGAAGGCGATTGAAGCCCTGCTGTCCCGCGTCGGGAAGGTCTGTGTTCTCACCCCGGTAACCAACACCGTCATTACGGTTGATGTGTACAGGGATGATCGCGACCTTTCCGTTCCAATCAACGGTGGTCTTCTGCATCAATTCGAGGACCATTACCTCGTTGTTCAACTGCTCCTGAACCGGCCCAAGGTAGAATTCCTTGAGAATCGCGGTCAGGGTCCCTGGGGCTGCCAGGGTTCCTACTGTCGCTGTCATGGTGAGTTACTCCCTCATCCAAATGGGTTGTTGCTGAGGAACTTCCGCAAAGCGGATGTGCCCTCCTCGATAGACAGAAGCTTCGTTGCCTCGCGCTCACCTTGCATCTCCATGTCGCCGGATGATTCGACACGAGGGGCAGCCTCCGGTGCAGCAGCGGCGGGACTCTCAGCGAGACCGTTCTCTGCGATGTACCGGGCGATGGCCGCCTCCTCAATGCCTCCAACCTGCGTGGAGTAGTGCTCGGCAATCTGAAGCGCAGTCGCGTCTGGATTGTCGGCAACAGCCTGGTAGATCACCTCACGAGGAACCGATGGGTAGGACGCGAGCGCGTGATCAACTTCAATCTCAAGCTGCTGGCCAGCAACTGCGACTTCTTGTTGATAGATGCGTTCGTTAATTCCACCAAACTCGGCGCGAATCTTATCGACCATTTCTTGGTTAGAGTTGCCGTCCTCCTTCAGGAGGTCCTCTAGCCAAGAAGCGTCAGAATCGCTTTTCTCTTTGGCAACCTTAGTGGGAGCAGCAGGGGCCGTTGCTTGACTTGCTCTAGCTTGCTCAAGTTCAGCCGACAACCTGTCGATCTCACCCTTGAAGCCATTGCGCGCGTCAAGCACCTGCTTGAACCGGTTATACGGGACTCGGTGGCCCGGAGCAGGGTCTTCTTCGGTAGCGGGGCTGTGGTCCGCGACCTCTGATTCACCTGCATCTCCCTCTCCTTCCGCATTTGCTTGTACGTCCTCAGCGGGGTCGGACGGAACTGCCTGTGGAGCTTCTTGAGGCTCATCAGCAGGAATGTCCCCGCTAATGAAGTCGGCTAAAAGACTTTGATCTTCTTGGCTTAACATACTCAATGGAGTCTCCTTCGGTTAACGCTCGACAGCGAATTACTTCAGCGTTGACGTATCCATCAACGAGGACATGTTGTGCGGAACGCCCCAGCGATCTGTGTTCGCCTTGGCATGCACTTTGTTGAAGACCTTGCCAGTGTTCAGTTCAAACTGCAACATCTCGCGCACATTGGTGGGATCACGCGAATGAACCTCTTCGGTCATGGCGTCTAGCTGGTCTATGCCCATTAGGGTCAACGCATACGCAAAAATCATATCATCGTGGCGCTTCGACTGAGCTATTGGCTTGCCCTTGTCGTTGTAGATAAACGTGTTCATCTCAAACTTCATGCGGTCATCAACCACATCAAGCCAGCCCTTGGATATGTATTCGTGAAGCCGGCTAACCATGATGGGGCGAGTGGACACGTTCGTGTTGAACCCAATCTTCTCGACGAACCGCTCGCCCATCTTGTCGTACTGGGTGCGCTTAAACACGTATGCGTAGTCGTTGCCCATAAGGTGCTCAAGCACCGCCAGCCCATACGAGTTGCTCTCTACCACGCACAGGGCGTCGAACTTCTTCGCCTCTTGGTGGACCCGCTCGGAAAACTCGTGGGGAGCCATGCGCTGGTAAAACGTGGAGCACACGAACGGGGCCTTCTTGTCCGTCACGTCCATCACGCTAAACGTAGAGAAGTCGCCGCTAGGACTGCCTGAAGCCACGTCAACGCCCATGGCATACACGCGCCAGGGCTGTGGCTCTGAATACGTTCGGTACCCATGGTGGCACTGGACGTGCGGGTAAATCACATCAAAGAACTTCTCTCCAGACGTGATGAACGCCTGGTCAGCCGTGGCCGGGTACTCCTGGAGAAGGGTGTTCCAGTTGCCCATACACTTGACCTGATAGGTCTCGTGCAGCCAGTTCGCCTGCCCATCTGTTAGCTCAAAGTCCTGGGCATAGGTTTTAATCTTCGGATGTAGCTGGCCCTTGTACTTCTTCTTGTAGTACCCGCGCTCTTCCATCCAGGGGAAGAAGACTTTCTTGAAGCCGTTCTCCTCACTGGCCCACATGCGGTGAGCGTCGTTCATGCCGTTCGCGGTGGTCTCCAGGACAATCTCTGCGTTCGGCCCAAGGGTCGGATAGGTAGACGCGATCGTCTTCTCAGGGTCTGGCCAGAACGCAAACTCCGAGCAGTGAAGCGCCTGGAGCGTGGTGCCACGAATACCCTCGGAGGCTGCGGTCGCAACCTTGATCATCCCGCCGTGATAGAACCGCATCTCTCGCGTGTTCGACCGCTCTGTCGAGAACTGAAGGAACTTCGGCAGATAGGTGTAGAACCGCTTGTAGATATCAAATATCGCTTCTGCGGACTCGATCTGATGAGCAAGAACACCCACCTTGAAGTTCGGCGTTAGCAGCGCCCTCCAGAAGTTCCGAGCCGCCACGACCGTCGTCATGCCAAGCTGGCGAGCCTTGAGTATATAAACCCATGGGTTCTCCTCCAAGTTGGCCATGAACCGCTCTTGAGCGTCGTTCATCGCAAACGGGACAACATTGCCCTTCTTGTCCACGATCTTCAGGTAGCGACAGAAATAGTGGAAGTCCCTCGCGCATGCCTGAATCTCCTGGAGGACTCTGGGGTCCGTCGCCATTAGTTAACGGATTGCTCGCGCTGGATGCGCTCAAGCTCCTCAGCGATGTCCCCTTCTGACACAACACCGTCTTTAAGCGCGTTCGTCTTGGCCCGGACATACTCAAGCTCCGCCTCGGCCTTCTCGATAGTTATGTCGTCGATGCGCTCTTGGGCCGCCTGAGACATCCGAGACTTCATCTTGAACTCGTCAGTCGTGCGCTCAAGAGCCCAGGCCAGGGCACGCCAATCCTTCTGGCCATGCTCAATTAACTGCTCAAGCATGTCACCACGCGCCCCGCTGCGGGCGGCCTCGTACCGATATGCAAACTCTTGCAGGGATTCGTGAGCGGTCGTGCTCTTGCCCTGAAAGGCCCAAGACTTCAGAGACGACTGGCTGACGCCAACGGCGTCGGCGATCATCTGAAGAGTAAACCCTCGCTTGGCGAGAGCATAGATATCCTCAGCCACTGCGGGCGTGAGCTTATTTGGGCAACGCTTGGCCACGGCAGAACCTCCTCCACAACGTGGACTGCTCTCGTCCTGGGTCCTGAGCAGCAAGAATCTTGTGGTACGTCGTCATAAAGGACACCAGGTCAGTGCCGAAGAGAGGGAGGTCAAACCCTTTCCCTACCTCGTTTTGAGGAGAGTTCTTCATCAGACGCTTGTACATCTGACGCAAAACGTCACGGCACATCCGGTGGCGCTTGCTAAGGGCGCTGTTGTGGATGCCCTTGAGCATCTGCAAGCACTGGTTGACCTCAACCAAAGCAATCGCACGAGTCGCCATAGCGTTTGTGCGCTCGTCCATCTTCCCCGGGTTGAAGAAGAGGACGTCTACGCTGCGCTTGATCTCCTGAAGGCAATCCGCCAGAAGGCCCTCGATGATCTCAAACTGAGATAGCGGCTGCGCGATAACCTCTTCGCCATCACCAGCCTCGGCAAGGATGACCTCTTTAGCCACGGTGTCGCTCCAGAAGCTGCACAAGGCCGAACTCCCCATGGACCCTCGAAAGGGTGGAGAAGTGACTCAGCATAAACAAAACAACGCGCTCCGGGGGCACGCCCATGCGGCCAGACAGAGCGAGCAAGAGGTCTTCCGAAGCCTGGTCCACGTCCGCCACCGTCAGCTTTACGAGGTTTCGAGGGCGGCCAACCGGCGATGCCCCGGTCGATGTAGCCTTCTTCTTCTTCGCTGGAGCTTTCTTCTTCTCGGTCGCCATCACTTGGCTCCTCTTGGTCTTTTGAGAACCCGGACGCGCCTCTGGACGAGCTTGGCGAATGCACGGCTCCTCCTGTAGCACTGATTCCCTGAGTTCCAGTGGCATAGCCACTTGTGTCCATATCTCTTCTGGTAGCGGACTATGGCCCCTATCCCTGACTTAATCAAGTCACAGCCTTCAAAACGGCCAGAATCACAGTGAAACACCGGCTTAACCTGCAACGGGCCGTGGGCTTCACGAGAACTCACGGCCTCCCGGTTGAAGCGGCTCTCTGTATACGACAGAGCTACCGCAACAGCCGGGTCCACGCCACCCTCGTGGGCAGCAACGCCCACATCGACGCAAGTCTCGTAACGCTCCAGGCTAAGAGCAGGGGACGGCCAGACAGAAGCCTGAGCGCACAGCAGCATCACGTAGAAGACCACTTGCGCCTCCCATACTCAGCGATAAGCAGAGCGTCTGCGTTCCTGTGAGTCACCTTCTGGCCAGGGAACAGGCACTGGGCAGCAGCCTTCGTCACGTTCTTGTCTCCCTTGGACCTGCACTTCATGTCGCCCTGCCACTTAGACGGCGTCACCGTCGTAAAAGGAATGGCGTGGCAGACAAGCAAGGCTCGACAGAACCCGTAGCTCGTACCAAACTTGAACGTAGAGGACACACCCTGCCTCGGCATGGCGCTCACCTGCTCAAGATAAGCCATCTTGATGTAGCGAGACCACATAGCAACCTGCGTCGCCACATCGTGCTCAGTGTCGTCGAGCCTGATAATGGACACCACGTTGCCTTCGCCACACAAAACGGCGATAGCGCCCGAATACCCAGGGTCTACGCCCATTGAGAACTGTCGGTCTACCTCGTTCATCAGAGAACTCCCGGCGTCATGTGCTCGAATCGCATTCGGCCACCAGACCAGCAGACCTCGTCGATGCCCAAGTCAGTCATGACACCGTCTCGAAACTTGCCCATCCCGATTTCCGCCAGCGAGCGGCTCATACCAGGCTGAACACGGTGGGGAATCCAGGGCACGAGAGCCAAATCGGCGTCATCCTCGATAGCACCAGAGCCTTTTGCATCGCTGATAGAAGGCCGCTTCTTGCTGCGTTTAGCCTCCAGAGTAGGCTGAGAGAGAACGACGACGACGCAGTTTAGCTCAACGGCCAGGAGTTTTAGTCCTCGGCTGTTGGCTGAGATGCCTTCCTCCTGCGTAGAGTCCCGCCTGGACGACCCTCCTCGCATAAGCTGCAAATAATCGACCACCACCAGGCACGGCTTGTTGTGCTCGGCTGTCATCTTCCTTGCCGCTCTTCGTATCGCAGACACCGTTCCGCACTGTGGCCCCTCAATCTTGATAGGCAGGGAGGCTAACATGTCAGCAGCGCCCATGACACGCGAGTAATCGTGGGCACCCATGTCTGGCTTGGTCTGGATATGCAAAGGCACGCCACTCTTGGTCGCCACAAGCCTGCCGTACACCTGTCTCGCGGCCATCTCGTAGCTGCAGATAAGCACAGGGAACCCGTGTTCAGCAGCAGACAGGGCGAAGTTGTTGATGCTCAGTGCGCTCTTGCCGTGACCAGCACACGACATCACCGCAACCTGCCACCCCAGCTTCAGCCCGCCACCCAAGATAGTGTCCAGAGGCTGAATACCCGTAGGTATGACGGTGTTGTCCGCCGTTCCATCCTGGACAGACTTCACGTAGCCGATGTGGTCTCTGACTCCATCATACGCAGCCACCCCTGTGCCCAGGTTCCCCCGGGAGTTGATGCCCCTGAGAATCTCCTCGGCCTGGTCGATGGCCTCGTCTGCTGGCAAGTCAGTCCGACCAAGAGCAGCCACGTCATCGCCTGCGTGGATGAGTGCTCTCTTGGCGCTCTTCTCCAACACGATGTCCACGTAGTGCGACAGGCCCGACCTAGACGACGCCTTGTCAAGTATAGCCCCCAGGTGGAGAACCCCACCGAAAGACTCCCACACTCCCTTGTCCACCATCCACTGCTTGATGCTCACTTCGTCAAAAGTCTTCGACGATGCATGCAGCGATGCCATGGCGTCCCACAGAGTAGCATTCCTGGAGAGAAAGAAGTCCCCCCGTTGTAGTCCTTTTCCGTCAACATCCTCGAACAAGGATGGGTCTACGAGAAGCGTGCTCAACACACTCCCTTCTGCCTCTGTAGACCGTGGCAAATCATCAATCATCTGACGCTCCCTCGCGTGCGCGCGAAAATATATATATATATCTAGTACTTAGACATACTCTTAAAGAAACCAAGATAAACAGATATTCAGATATCTATATATCGGGAAAAAATTCATTTGAGCGTAAGAGGATCTGCAATCAAGTCACTCACAGATACCTCCAAAACTTGAGAAGCTTTACGCCAAAAGTGAATTGAACCTGAACGAGACTTCTTCTCGACCAAACAGAGGTATGACCTGGTCACACCAATACTCTTGGCCAACTCAGCCTGGGTAATTCCCTTCGTCTCTCGAACTGACCTCAGTATGTGAGGATCTTCCATCTCAACCTCCTGTTGACAGCAAGATACTGTATCTCTCAGTAAAGGGCAAGGGGGTTTCTGATTTAGTGGACCGCGTCAGGAGGGCATAACCCCCCGCTTTCCTCGAAGACAAAACTCCTTTCCACCCGGGCGCGCATAATGCATGCGTTAGCCGGGGCAGAGGAGCCAGGGGATG